CTGCTATGGTCTGGCCCTCAACCAAGATGTCTCCGGACTCTTGGGAACGGCCAGCATTTCATGGAACAATCATAGGAAGGTTCTATGATGCGAGCGGATCAAGATTTTCTAATCTTTTTAGTCTTGATTTTAGCGAAGACCAACGAAAAAAGATCCTAAAGAGGACCTTTACCCAAAGCTACTCTTTACCTGATGATATAATCAGTAAACTTGCTCGTTTAAACGAAGCAAAAGCTAAGCGCCTTGTGTTGGCTTGGCGGGCTATCGAGGATTGCCTCCTCATTTCTAACCCCGAGTGGGTTGGAAGAAGCCTTCAACCGCTCCACAGATATCTGTGGCGGTGGTGCATTTGCACCTCCATTGTATCTTACGATACGATGTGCAAGACCTGGAAGAAATTTTCATTATTTCTTAAACACTGGTCTGCAGACACTTTGGAACGAAGGGAAAATCCCTTCCCCAAAGAGCTGCCAGGGGGTCATAATGGATCCTTCGGACCTATTTGGTTCGAGGCCATGCCCTGGCTCAAGCTAGCGAGAGCTAGATTGATGCTCAAGCGGAGACTTGGCAAGCATATCTTGACCCGTTTTGGAACTTTAGTCCAAACGAGAGGTCTGCCGCCACCCCCTATTGATGAAAGGAGGTGGTTCGCGGAATTCCGCGAGTGGCGAAAACATCTTACCCGAATGTGGCGCTATGAGTGGCAAGACTACGTAATCGTAGAAAACACTCTTCACGGCATTTTTGGTTCATATGGGTTTGAACCAAAAAGGCGTCCACATATCTCCCTTTCCGCATCAGCCTGTTATCAGGCCACAAGGAAAGATGGAGGGCGTATGGTGAACTTCCTGAGAGAGTACATGAATAGTTATGTACTTACACCGAGCGATTGCACGGTCTCAGGTGAGAAGACTATCTTTGGTGCTCCCTATGAGCTCGAGGAACATGTTCCAAAATCTTGGACCATGTGCAGGAAAGCACCTCTATCCAAAGATATCCCATATTTCATGTCGAGTGCGTTTCGAAGCGAATGGGGTAGCAATACCTCCATGATGCAGCTAATTAGCGGCGAGGATTCGCAGATCGGCATGGAAGAGCCCATATTTGGGCTTGACTCGGAGTTGCCTTTACAGCTGTTACAGCTCTCTTTTGAGAAATGTATAGACGCCGGTTATTTTAGAGGGAAATATTTCTTTAATCTAAAACAACTGGTCCGAGGAACAAAGAAATGCATACCCGCCAGGGCTCACGCTGTCGTTGAGCCGGGCAATAAGGTGCGGTGGGTTACGATGGAAGAGGATTTTGTCACCCTCTTCATCCAACCTTTCGCGCATTTCTTAGCAGACATATTTAAGTGTTATAAACCTTTATGGTCTGCATTTACCAGGACTTATAAAGCCTGGGACGCATGCGTAGCGTTGCAACGCCAACACCCGCAATACGCCGGGGAAGGGTTAGGTACTTTTGACCTAACAGGGGCCTCGAACAACCTTAATCGAGGTTTCCTACGTCACATTGGAGAGAAGACCATTAGGTTCTTCTGTGACGACCTTTACGAGAGAACATATTATACTCTCGCATTACATCTAATGATGCAAGATCGGGTAATAGAAGTCTATCCCGATGAGGATGATCGGATTGACCATTATGTAATTGTTCAAACGAACGGTTTACTAATGGGGAATCCTGGGACTAAGGAGCTTCTTTGTATGTCCAGCGCAGTTATACACGCCATGACTGTAAAAGAAACCAAGGAAGTACCTTATACCCTAATAGCCGGGGACGATGTTTTTGTCTTCGCTAAGAGGAATTTTTACCTCAAGCTTCTCGAAAAACATAGATTATTTGGGAATATCATCCAATTACAAAAGACCTTATATTCAGGTGTTTGTAATTTCTTCTGCGAGGAAGTTATCGAACTCGTAGAGGAAGCAATAGGTTGCGGAAAATCTCCGTGGCAAACGGAATACGAGGATGGACTCCACGTAGATATTATCAAACTCCGTTTGCTTTCACCCTTTGGTGTGCAATCCAATCTGGCTGATCCAACAGCTAGAAACCCAGCAATCGGCAAGGCTAGCGCCTTGGAGCGAGTTTTCATGTGGTTTCCATATGAGAACATGAAACTGATTGCAAGAGATCGATTCCTACGTGCTATGGCAGGTACGATCTCGAAGGACCCATTAGTGTTCCTCCCAAGAAAATATGGGGGGCATGGGTTCCCTTGGCCAGGGGAACTCGAGGAACTCTGGCAATTAATCCTGGATAGGGTAGACCCAACCTATTTCAGAATTTTTGAAAGAGTTACCACTGATGGGTGCGAATACCATCCTGTGTTAGATTTCTTACTCAGGAGGATGTCCACAGGCAATACTGTGCGGGGTCTTATAGACCCAATGAGCTATTTGCTCGAGTCACAGTATATGGGCCTCGCAACCGTAGCATTTGCGGGCAGGTTGCGCTCGTTTACAGATTTTGCAGACGAGCTACAGAGCACAAAATCGTGGTCTGTTAGAGGCTCCGATGTACGCAGCTTTATAAAAAAGTCTGGGTACATGTCACGCCGCGATATCGCGGACACGGTTGACCGTGTTACAGCCATCCGGATAGGGATGTTAGTTGCATGTGACAAAATCGATCTGGAGGAAATTCTCCCAGATCGGAAAACAGGCTTACCAACACCAAGCCAGGTGCTGGATAAGTTTGTTAACAAAGAAGTTAAACACTTCTACCGAGCTTCCTTTCGCGGCTCGGAGGAATTGATACCAACCAAGGAAAGCGTCCTAAGACTAAAGGACTTTATCCTTGGGGGCCAACAACCTATAGAGGTTGGGGACCCAGTTTACGTACCAAAAGAGGCAGTAATTGACTCTCTTAACGGCATGTCAGTACCAATCCCGTATAAGGAACCTATCAACCCAATTAAGGGTTCAATAGAAGATCTAGACCTAGACCCCTATGCAGAGGGCTGGGTCACCTCATTAGTGTCACTGAGGCGCGTGAATTAGACCTTAAATTCACACAGATTTAACAAGAATTTCTTGTAATGTCAAATATTGACTTGTGCCTTCACCTGGAAGTCCGGGGACGTCGGCTCAGACACAAAGAGTGG